CCCCACCCCTCGGCAACAGAAGCAGCCATAAATTCTGCTCCGTTAGCGTCACAAGCAATTTCAAATAGCTCTCTATTGCTTTTTTCAGAAGTCCATTTATCATTATATTCTTGACAGAGACCTCTTTCGATAGCGTTTTTTTTAAATTGTTCTAAATCAATCATTGTTAGTTTGTTTTATACCGCAAATATAGCAAAAATTACTGTAATACAAATATTTTCTTTTTAAAAAGGGCAACTTTCATCTCCACTTGCAAATGGCAGTTCGTTATCCTTATTTTGATTAACATCTCTCGGATCTTGATTATGCCATGATTCGGATTGAGGATATGTAAAAGAGTATGGTTTAGGTGCTTCTTCCCATCCATAATGTATATCTTCATTTTCTTCATTTTTGAATCTTCGGCTTGGTATATCATAGTGCATTCCCACCAAATAATCCACTACGCCATACATTCGGTTTTTAGCTACTTCTATTACGTTCCCAAATCCAGTATATCCGGCAACCTTATCCTTCCCTAAAAACTCTCCTCCACGTTTAATGAAGTCATTATTAACTCGATGGATTATAAATACATTGTCAACAGCATTTGTTAAATCGGCTGTTCCACTAATTGAATCCTTTCTTAGAAATTCAACTTGTTTACGCGGATGGCAGACCAGAATTAAATGGATTTGATTCTTTTTAGAAAACTCGCATATTTTCAAAATTAGCTCTTTTTGCTTATTGTTTTTATCTCCATCAAATAAATCAATATCAAGAGAAAACAAGTTATCAAGAATCAAAAGCTTTACGCCATTATCAACCATTTCTTTCATGTCGTTAAAAAGCTGCGCGAACTTAGATCCATACTCGTTATTATACAAAAAGAACTTCCCATCAAGCCAATTATCTATTTTTTCAGCAGCAGCAGGCAAAACATCATACTTTCCAGCGCCAGGTATTCGTTCAACTAAATTCCTACTACCTGCGGCAACCATTTGAATCCAAGTTTTTAGAATATCTGGACGTAATTCTCCACTCCACAATGCAGCCTTATATCCCTGATTTACAACATTGAGAATTAATGTATTTAGCCATGATGATTTTCCACTGGAATTACTCCCAGACAAAATAGATACTTCTCCAAGATTTAACCCAACCATAGCCCTATCCAAGACATGAAAACCTGTTTTTAGGCTTATTATTTCTGTTAGGTTTATCTTTTTAATATCCTTCATGCTAAACCATTTCTTGCCTAACTCCTCCGTTTCCTCCTTGATTTTTATTTCTTTTTTTGCAGGAATTGGATAGTTATTGTTCCCATATTGGATATTATTTCTTGGAGTAACATCGTAAGCATTAGGCTCGTATTTTAAGCGCAAATCCCTCCAAGTATATTGGCTACACGAATTATGGAAACAAGTAAAGCCTATCCCGTCTTTAGATACAAAAATAGCCGAATCAGGATGTTTATGCGAAGAATCAAATGGGCATTCGTCTAATATGATCTTTCTTGTTCCATCACCAAGCAATGTCTCTTTATGTACTTTTATTCCATGCTTACTGATAAAGTTATCAATATCAAATTGTTCCCTATTACCGTTATTAAATCGAACTATTGGTTCTATTTTCGGAATATAATCAGCGAGTCTTTTGAATAAAGATATATCATTCTCTTTAATTTCTTGCGGTACGACTAATATTTTGCTAATTCGATGTGGTCTATTAGGCGTATTGCCTCCCTTTCTCGAATACGTGCCATAGAGCTTTGTTATTCTCGCTGGATTAAATACCTTCACATCAACATCAACATGGTCATCAGTAAACTTGGAAGATAAGTACTTCAAAAAATCCCTGATAATAGTTGTATTTTCATCAGTATTCTCTAAATTTACTTTATACATCAAATGGTATCCATTACCAGATTCACAAACGATTGGATAATTAAACCCATTCGCTTTTAAAAAGGTTCTGGCTGCATTTGCTGTCTTGCGAGAATATTCTTTTTCTTCATCAGTACTTGCTACATCCTTTACGCCACCTTCGCGTATTGGATCAAAGTCAATAAGCACCCAACGTCTTTTTTGAATATCAGCGTCCTTTATAGCAGGTGCTCCTTTCACCATATTGTTAAACTGAGGCAAGCCATCTAAAGCGTTTTTTAGCTCGTTAAAGGTAAAATAGATATTATACCTATCATCGAATCTTTGAATTGATTCTACGGCTTTATTTGCGTCTCTAAACACTCCTGAATAGATGTCATTCTTGTTTAGTGGATTAAAAAGCCGTATTTCAAATAATTCTCCATCATTTCTGAACAGAGCAAGGGTCTTTTTTATTTCTTCGTTATTCATGGTTCAATGGTTTTCTTTTCCACTCTTTTTTTTCTGAATTCCAACTATAATAAACGCCTTGGCAGTACACCGTTGCTCCATTAGGGCGTTCATTGGGCTTATATCCATCATATACTCCCCATTCAGGATTATTAGTTGTACAATAGGCATTGACATTATCATTCCAAAACAGTGATATACCATCACATGATGGAGTGTACGCCTCTTTATAAGCCTTGTCTCCCAAATTGATAATCATATCATAGTCTCTTTTAGCAGAAGGAGAATTATGCAATGCTCCTGACAGTATGGAATCAAAATTGCCTTTTGTATTGCTTATAAGCCACATGAAACTTGCTTTCCACAATTTCCCACTATCTCCTCCCTTGTAGAAATCAGGCAACGACTCACAAAGCAATATAGCTTTTTTAATATCATCAACCGAATATCCATCCCTGATTCTTGAGTTAATTGCTGACTTTATTTTCTCTGAAATAACATGGACTTTAGCAAACGATTTGGTGTTCTCATTCCAGAAATCAACTATTTCTTTATATATTTCTTTATTTTGTTTATTAGTAGAAGAGTTATTAGTATTATTATAGTCTTTTGGTTCGTAGTTGACTACGACCCCCTCTTGTAGTTGACTACGACCCCCCTCTTGTAGTTGACTACGACCCCCCTCTTGTAGTTGAGTGTCATAATATGATGTGGTTGAATACTTAATTTTTTCATATAGACCAGTCAAGCGAAATGATGTAAATGTGCCTTGACCTTGTGCCCTTACTACTTTTTTTTCTAATATGCCTAATTCTACCATCTTATCTATTCTATCAGATAAAGCCTGTTTCTTTATATCCAATATTGGTAAATCTTCAAGAATAAGATTATATGTTATCCAATAATAAAGTTTATCGTCTATAATTTGCTTGGTAAATTTATCACGATGTATAATATCTGCAATTACCTGTATTATTAGTAAATCAGATACATCTAATGCTATCTTTCTATCCTTGCCCTTTTTATCTTTAATGATTTTATAAATAGATAGCACAGCCTCTTGATTGAAGTCTAAAATGTTGTATTTCATAATTTCTGCATTTAATTAATAAAAAAATACCTTTCCCTGTTTTTTATCTGCATTTAAGAGAGAAGAGATGGGAAGGAATGCAGACCTCATTGTATGTTAGCTAATCCATACTTACCCATCTCTTGTTAGTATTGCAAAGATAGCAATTTATTTATTATTCTCCATTTATTCCTTTAATTTTTCTTCCGCCTCAGCTAATCTTTTCTTTAGTTCTATGACGACTTTAGACAGCGCGTAATCATTCACCCACTTAACATCGTCTATTTGCGTTAATATCGTCCCAAAATCGCGATTTAAATCATAAAGTATGCTCTCGGTGCTCTGCAACAAGAAAGTGTCTAATTTCTCACTATATAAGCCAAATGGAGTGTTGTATACTATATTGCCTTTCTTCTCTTCTTCCAACACTAATTTCTTAATATCGTTATTCTCCATATTCAATCTCCTTTCTCTTTAATTCGTTTCAACACATCTTTGTTGGCTTCCAGTATTTCATTAAAAGATGGTATTGACATCCAGTGAGTCACTTCTACTTCTCCAACATAAGTATAACCTAACACGAATATCCCCACTTTATTAACTTGTCCTACATTAACATTACTTGTATTTATGTTCATATGTATTACTTTTTGTCCTAATGGTGGCATTTTTTTATATACGCTTATCCAAGGTGATTGATTTGATTGCCATTCAGCACTATTTTCAAAAGCAATAGCAAGCATTCGAGAAATTTTTAAGTCGTAATCCTTAATACAATCATTCAGTTCATTTTTAGTCTTACCCGCAAAAGTATCTACATTATTAGCACTACTTGAACTACATTCTAATCTATGAACCCGAACTTTCAAAGACTCAATATCAGATTCGATCTTATCAGTCCCATGATTTAAACTACACTCTCGAGAATTGAAAAATTCGCGAATCAAGTTTTTGATGCTCTCTTTTTTTGATTTACTTTTAAACAACTTCATGGCTTTTTGTTTTTTAGTTCTTCATCGGTTAGTTTTATAAAAATGGTTTTATCTATAGTGACGGTCTTAACTAAACCTTTTAAGATTCTCACTCGGATCATCTCTTTAGACAAATCCAACATTTTTGCATAAGTGCTAATTCTAACTAAATTTTCGTACATATTACTTTCTTTTGTTTTTAATGGTTTTACTTATAAAATCAACTCCTTTTTGGTAAACAAGCGTCTTAATGTTCATACATGGCTCTCCATTTTTCATGTATTTTTGCTCTATAACTCTAAAATATCCGCGATCAACATAGATTTGGAAAGGAACATTATTCGACATTAATATCTTTTCATTTCTTAAAAACTCAAAGAGATTGTTTCGTCCCATTCCTTTAATGCCTAAAACTTTAGCTACATCATTCATGGATATTGCAGTCTTACTATCAGCAACAGTATCGAAGAACTCAGCCTTGGGCTTCATCTCCTTATTTTCAAGTTGAAGCCTTTCGTTCTCCTCAACTTTGTCAGCGAGTTGCCTCAACGCTTCTGCATAGCTTGGAAGTTTAGGCTGAACCGAATAACTTCCATTTTTGCGGATTGATGGCAGAACTTCCGAAGTAATCCACTTTCTAAACTTTTTAGCTTCTGGCTTGCGGGAGTCAAGTATTACGTCATACAAACCGTCTTCGTTGACAAAGTTCGCTTGTTGAATTCCTCCTGCTGTTAAAAGGGGGTACTTTGAAAGTACATCCTCTCCCAAACGTTGGGCTACCTTACTTGGAGTAAGATCTAATACCAGACAAAGGTCTGCCAAACAAAAAATTGGTTCTCCATTCTCATCCATTGCAATTCTTACTTGTCCAAATTGCTCGTTTTCAAAAATCTTTAATTCCATATTTAATATTTTAAATTACTCTGCAAATATAATGGTTAATTGTCAATAACCAAACAAAAAGAGCAAAAAAAGAGGAGAATTTAACCTCCTCTTTTAAATTTGTTCATATATTAACGGAATGGGCATGTCATGGCAAGTTCAGAATCATATTCTGTGTTTTTTATTTTAATGGGAGTACTTTCTCCTGTAAAACATAAACTCACCTTATCACACATAATAGAATTTACTACCATAGAAAGATAGCTTATACTAAATCTTTGAGTTATTGGAACTACTTCTCCATCAGAGTCAAAAGGTATCAATTCTTCTGCTTTTTTATTATATTCAATGTTTTCGGCATAGATATAAATACTGTTATCTCTAACACTTACATCACATACGCTGTTAATATTATCCGAAAGCAAAGAAATACGTCGTAAGGCAGAAATTAATGCTTTCTTATCAACATTGATACATGTCTTATCAGGAAGATTAATCAGTCTGTCAAATGGAGGAAGAGCTTTTTTCTCTAATTTTTGAATCAGAACCATCACATCTCCACAAACAAACATCATATTGTTTTCTGAATTTGTTATTTTAACTTTTTTGTCCTTAATTGATTTTAAAGCAGATTCTAACCCATCAAAAGCCGTTTTGTCAATAGAAAGCGTACATTCTCCCTTATAATCAATTTCTGTATATGTATCGTAGTAAATATTATGTCCCTCAGAAGCATACACTTTGGCAATACCTTCAGACAATACGATATGCACACATTGTTTATTTGGGAAAAATTCATCTTCCAACAAAAAAGGTTTGCTCTTTTCAATCCAATATAATAGCATGTTTGCATCAAAAAGGAAAGATTCAGTAGTAGTATCTATTTTTAATACAGGGAATTCGCGAGCATCTTCAAGAGGGAATTTAATTGAACCATTCTCTGCCTTAATCTCTGCAATGCCTTTATATGAATATTTATCTATTTTTTCTTCTTCAATATTGATTTCAATTAAATCATCATTGATCAAAGAAATATATTTTCTCAATTCTATAGAATCAATGCAAAATACAATATCTTCTTCCGAAGATTCTACTGGGCATTTTGCTTTAATAGCATTTTTACCATTATAAGACATGATCCAGCAATCATTGCCCCTTATTGTTATTTTAGCACATCCTAAAATAGTAAGAATCTTCTTGCTTCCTGCATAACCACCTCCGACTATAAGCCCAGAAATTAAACTTTTTCTGTTAAATACGATTTTCATAATTACGCGATTTTTTTATAATTCAAATCAAAATATTCGATAATATCCTTCAAATCAATACTGACATACCCATGATGCCATACAATCTGTACTCCATACTTAAAGAATTCATGCCCTAAAATATGCGATAGTGAATCCAAGTCATAAGCATATACATCCATGAACATTGTCCATTGCTCCCACTCAAAGTCAGACATTTCCTCAGGCACATCATCGAAAGTACTGTGCTCAATACCATTATGGTCGTAAAGACGGAGAGTTACATGATTCGTCTCTATAAACTTTGCTAAACGTTTTTCTGTCATTTTTATAAATTATTTGTTAGTTAACATTTCTGCAAATTCTGCAATTATACCATCTCTATCAACGTCAAGAACCCAATTGTCTAATACAGATAAAAGGGCTTCAATGGATTTTTCTTTCTGAGCTTCAACTCCCTTATTAAACATATTCAGCATGGCATTCTGACGATATGCAAATTCTCCATTAACAACAACTGCATAACTTTGCCAAAGTTCTCTGCTTGCAATTTCTTCTAAACTTTTTCCCATTTCAAATTTCTTTTTGTTACTTTTTTAATATTTTCATTGAAAACTATATCAATATCTCTTAATGCCTTCCTAAACAAGCGGGTATCCATTTTTCGAGGAGAGCCATTACAAAGATTAAACCACACACTATCGTCTTTTAAAGCTTCTATAATTCCTTCTTCACCATTAGTCAGAGAATCATTCACAAAGAAAAGCACGGAGTCAAGATACTTAATGAAGAAATGGCAATTAGGACGCATATAGAACTTTGTATAAAAAAGCTGTTTTGCAGTGCCAGATATAATCCTTTTGCCCGAATCATCATATTTATCTAAAACTGCTTGAAGATCTTTATAAGATGATATTGCTTCATTCGACAGCGTATCCTCACTGGAAACATAATCATACGGGTCAACATCACAACCAAAAACATTTCCCATGAAATTAGAAAAATCTTCAGCTTCAGAATAACTAACACCACCAAATTTAGCCAAAGTAGCACAATCGACAAATCTAAAGTAAGCTTCGTAATATTGCAAGACTGCGGCCGCAGACAACAATCGCTGACACAACAGCGCACGACGTATATTCTTATCCTTTCTCAGATTCTTCATATTCATCCGGCTTTAAGATTATAAACCTAACACCGTCTATCATAACAGAATCAACAGCATCTTTCCGAATCCATTGCGCCACAGTCTCGCGAACAACACCGCGAAGCTCCGCATAGTGACGAACAGTTACCAATCTACTAATGTCATACATCTTTTTCTCCATAATTACTTATTTTTTAAGTTGTTAGTTACAATTTTACGAATAAAGTTCAATCCACTCTGGAAAACAACCGTTTTTATATTAATACATACCATACCATCATTCTTGACATAAGAAGTTTCCACAGTCCTAAAATAACCACGATCAATATAAGCTTGATAAGGAGTATTCTTCGAATCTAAAACTTTTTTATTTCGCAATATTTCAAAGATTTTATTTCTGCCAATACCCAAATTTAATACTGTAGCAACAGTACGCATGTCGATCGTGTCAGAACTTCCAGTTACAGCATCATAAAACTCTTCCTTTGGCTGCATTTGTTCAATTCTTTGTTGTTTAGCATTGTTCTCTTCAAGAAGCCGTTTTCTATCATCAAGAGTAGTTACGAGAAATTTCTTTGCCTGATCATCAAGATTACCAAAATATGACTCTATGAACATTTCTGTACTTGCTACATAACCGCCTGTCTTGCGAATAGATGGTAAAACTTCGCTTACAACCCATTTGCGGAATTGTTTTGCTTCTGGCTTACGACTATCAAATATAACGTCATAGAGAGCATCTTCATTTATAAATGTAGCTTGTTGTTCTCTACCCAAGCTATCATTGATGATCTCATTTGAAATGACCCCATCGTTGAGCCTTGCTTTCACTTGGCTAACATTGCCTAAATCAAGAACTTTGCATACATCACTCAGACAAAACAAAGGTTCGTTGTTTTCGTCCATTACAACTCTAACTTTCCCAAACTCGGGATTCTCAAATAATTTAACAGTTTGCATAAATTACTTTGTTTTTAACAAGTTAATAATAAAATCTCTTCCTTTACCAGTCCAACGTCTATCATATTGAATTGTTCCGTTGTCAAGCTGTATTTGTTTTACCGAAGTATATCCTTTTTCAGAGTACTCGGAATACATCAACCATGTGCCATTCTGCTTATACTGAATACGTTTTTCTTCAAGCAGCTTATTTAAAGCTATCGCAGACTTCATCCCAAGTTCTTTGGCAATCTCACTCGATGTATATGTCTTGCCGTTATGAACGAGAAGTTTCACGTGAGCCTCAGCCTCTTTTGCTTCAAGCAAAGCAGCCTCTTTCGCTTTATATTGTTCAGCCCAAGCAATAGCCGCCTCAGCAGGATTTGTAAAGTCTGGCAATTGAATTACGTTTGAACGCTTCTCCATCTCCAATTCCTCCCAACGATTGATGATTTTAGCACGTAGATTTGCATCATATCCGCTTGCGAGAAGTAGGCAGTCTTTTTTAGTAAGAAGATAATAAGGGTCTTTTCTTTCTGCGTTATTCCCTAACTTTGTGATTTTGAACATCAATTCAAAATTGAATTTATGTTTTTCTTCCAATTGTTCAAGGATATTGCGAATATCTCGCATCACATTTGAATGTTGTTTACCTGTGAGTTCTGCTATCTGCAAAGAACTCATAGTTTCTTTTGCGTTTATAGTTTCGCCAACTTTTTCTAAATTAAATTCCATTCCTTTCATCGTTTTGATTATGATGCAAAGATAATACAATGTTTGTAATTCGCAATACACAATTTGGTATTTAACTACAATTTAACACATATACACACAAAAAAAAGAAGCGGACATCAGAAATAAATCCAATGTCCGCACACATATATTGAAAGAAAGGTGATGAAGAATCTAACAACTATGCAAAGATAAGAACTATTTAGAGAAATACAATAGTTCCTTAAAAGAAAAATTAAAAATCATCATCCACAACCTCCTCTTCGGATAATTTAGATGCTCCATGAATGTTTATCTCTTCAAAACGCTGTTTGGCGCGATTCAAGTCACCAAACTCAAAAGCCCATACACCAAACGACTTACTGCGAGGATAACAGACACAATCAAAACGCACATTCTCCATGCGACGAAAAACCTCGTAACTCACAACACCACTCTCCGAATGCGTCTTTTCGTAGATATAACCAAAAGGAGATTTGAACAATTGAACAAAAGAATAGCCGCTGACTTCACCACGACCTTCAAATTTTAAATCTAACTCTTTCATAAAAAACATGTTTGTTAATTAACGCTGCATTATAGCTAATTTTCAATTTTAATAAGAAAAACAAGGAAACTATCGCAAAACGCTAGAAAGTCTCTAAAACGCCAATGTATTAGGCTTATTTCAAACGCAAACGATAAGTTTACTGCGCAAAGGTAGAGAAAAAGATTAAAACGACAAATTTAAAAAGAAAAAAGAGGATAACGCGAAAAACGAAATCCTCTACTCTTTTAAAGTGCAGTAGCTCCATTCAAGACGAAACAGTGCACTATTGGGAAAACTCACTATGGACAAATCAAATGCAAATATAGGCAGGAATTGGGAAACACAAAATAAATAAAGAGAAAATGAAAGCATAGAATATATAAAAATATGAATAACATGTTGATTTTCAGAAAAATAAAAAAAAATGAAAGTAAAAAAAATTGAGGAATGGTAGACTGAACCGTTATCCCGAAAGACGGGAGGGGGCGAGTGCCACGAGGATAGCCAGCAACAAAAGAGAGCAAAATATCAACGATGAAGCTAATACATTGGCAAAATAGGGACTTTTATATTAAAATGGTACATCTGTATGCATTGATATAAAATATCGTCTAATTTAGCCTTAAAACGCCTCTTATTCGTTCGTTTCGTGTTTTGGAAGCTTAAACATAGATCTAAAAGCAGAAAGAAAGACAATATTCGCTCTTTTTGAGG